CTACATCATCGACAATACCCTCGCTACCATAATGAGTACAGGCTTTATTAATATTTTTTACTATATCTCCCTTTTTGAAAGGGCTCTCATATTTTAGCTGACTACTTGTTTTCTTATTGAGACCAAGCTTATCTTTTGATGCTTGTGGTAATGCTGCAATAAAATCTGGTTTATTTTTGATCTTGTTATAAAGTTTTCTTAGAAAAGCATCATAACTCATGTCTCCTTTCATTCTGCCAAAATTATTAATCGCATCTGGAACGTCTCGTGGTGTTACAATAGGAAAAGATCTAGTTTCTGGAAATAAAAAGTCGCTATCTTTGAGATCGCTTCTTTTTGTTCCATCGTATGTCTTTTGAGCTGCCTCAACCATATTGTTGAGAATATTATGAATTCTATCCATTGTTAATGCCTTTATCTGTTAGTGGACCATTAGTAATCCATGCATCGCATGTACGAGAACCAGCGCATTTAAAATCAAACAATTCACAATAACCAAGATCAGCTTGATCAATTATATTTTTAGCAATCTCTTGTTCATCAATAGATGTTGAAGCTATGCCTTTTTCAATACATTGTCTCATTTTTTGTTTAATAACAAAAGCAGCACAATTACCGCATCTCATAGTTTTTGCCTCTTCAACAGACGTTTTGAATAAGTCTGCTTTGGCTTGCCAAAATTCTGGATTCGGTAAATTAGGATTTGCTGGTCCATAATTAGCTTTATAAACACATGTTTTCCTATTAGCTAAATTAATAGAAATATCCTGTGTTGCTGGTGGACACTCAATTGCTGCTTGAATGATATGTAATAATTCTTTGGATCTATCTAACATATTACACTTGTAGTGTTAAGAAGTTATCGAGACCCATTTGTTCAATAAGTTTTAAGAAACCTTCATATAGTTCAATACCATCTTCGCTACCTTGTAATAGTTCAATAAGCATATTTGCTGTAATTTCATCTCCTACTGCTCTGGCAGCAACAATGGTTGCTCTTTCGGTAGCTGACGCTTCTCTTACTGAATCAAGATTATAATTAATCATTGCAACCATATCATGTCTTTTCCAGATAGGAGGACTTACTACTAATGGTTGGTAATCAACATCAAAAAATTCTAATCTTTTGATATTAATTGCGGCATGTGTTTGTTCTTGGATAGCATCTGCTTTGAAAATTGCTGCTAATTTTTTATATCCCCATCTTTGAAGATGTTCTGACTGGGCTGTTAAAACAGTGGTTTGTTGCCAGTGAATATTTAAAGACTTCTTCAATAATTCAACAACTGTATCAGAGCTATAGTTTGCAACCTCTTGAGCAACATTTTTCTCTTGTTCTTCATTTAGTAAACTGTAGATAGTTTTTTCTAACATTATTTGCTCCTTGATGAAATTAAGTTAAATCTGATACATTTGTTTTTGACCACATTTTACAAGACCAATAGTTGGCTTTCCATTTGGGTCCGGGATTATCACAGTTATGTCTTGCTCTATAAGATTTTCTTCTTTCTGGATCATCCCTCTTAATTTCCATATTAGGATCTCCAAAATTAACCTTAACAACATTACCATTTTCATTTTTTACATAGACTGAGAATTTCTTGGGACCACTTGGAGTTCTAAATGGCTTATTTAAGGTAACTTTCTTTTTAGTCTCTTGAGTAGATTTCTTGCCCGTTAATTTGTCTTCAAAATCGCTCAATTCAGTAATTTCAGTATCCCATACAAATTCATCCCAATTATCATCCCATAGATAATTATCTGCTAATAAGTGATCATGAACTTCTTCTATTAAGCTAGATTTACCCTTTGGTTTTGATTGAGACAAACAAATGGCAATTCTTTGTTTTGTGTCCGGATAATCCTTTTTCATTACCTCGTCGCCCATACAACGTGCAACAAAGTTCTGTTTATCTTCATTTTTTCTTTTATTTGGAATAGGCATGATTATGTGTCCAGAATATTTGATATAATATTAGTAGTATTTTCCCAACTATGCTTAATAGCTGTTTCTATACCACCAGGATTGGTCTTAATATTATTATTATACACATATCTCATCTGTTCGATAACTTGTTCCTTATGAGAGTCTGTGATTTTGGCCCAATTACCCTCTCCATTGAACCATTTATTATCAAATGCTGGTTCAGTTTCCTGTATATCTATTAGATAGCTATTCTCTTTTGTACAGAACTCTGTGTGACTGGAATAATTGGTTGCTATTACTGGTTTACCCATAGACATCATCTCTAATAGCTCCAGATTCCATCCTTCTGCTCTAGATAAAAATAGACCACAACTAGTATAGCTCATAACTTCTGCTAAATTTTCATGAGTTTGTAGTCTACCAAAAAGCCTAATCTTTCCAGATAGCTTACTATTCTGAACCATATCGGTCCATGCTTTAGTCTGTTCCTCATTAAGAAACGGATTCTCTGTTACCATCCATAGTTCTACATTATCGTTTTCTTCAAAAGCCTTATTAAAACATTCAATAATAAGATCGTGTCCTTTTCTAATTTCCCATTTTCCAACTGTAATAAATACATATGGTAGATCTTTAGAGGCTTCATTATTAACTTTGGTATTATCAAAAATCTTTCTATCCACACCTAATGGAGCTACATATGTTGGCGTTTGAATACCATTATTCGCAATTACATTTTTTGCCCACTGAGAAGATACTATAATTTTATCGGGATAGGATAGATGATGTTTCTCTCTGTCTGTAAAAGTGTCTAATTCAAAAAATGGAAATACTGTAAATTCGCCTTTACCAACCCTGAGAGCAAGGTCGAACTGATGCCATATCTTCAAACATGACGCTTCGTAGTCAAAGGTTTCTTGATTATTAACTGCTTTTTGTACAATATTAAGCTCTTCTTGAGAGTCTATTTTGGGATTACCAACAGGAAATAAAGATACATCATATTTATTAACAAGATTTTTAAGAATATTTAGAGATGCTATTCCATATCCTGTATATCCTATCGGACAGATCATATTTAAATTTTTCATATATTGATTTCCTTAATGTTTAAACGCCTAATATTGGATTATTATTATTGTGTACTTTACTTACTTTGCAAAATTGACCACATCTTACCATATGTTTAATGTTTGAAGCTCCTATATAGCAGCAGCATGATCTGATACCTCCAAGTAATTCTTGAACTATTTTATCTAAAGATCCTTTGTATTGAACAACAATTTTTGTTCCTTCAGAAGCTCTATAGTCTTTTTTGCCATCTTCAAATATATCCTGAGCATGGTGAGTACTCATTCCGTAGTAAGTGAATCGTCCTTTTGTTTTTTTTCCAGATTGGACTTCTGTTGAATAAGATCCTCCTAATTCCCATTCTCCTTCACACGGATCACTACCAGCAAAATATCCACCAAGCATAACAAAATCAGCACCGGCACATAGTGCTTTACAAACATCTCCAACAGATTTATGTCCTCCATCCGAGCAGACTAATCCCAATTTTTTGGATCCATTTTGAAGCCCATGAGCAACATACGAGTTTTCTAAACATGCCGATAATTGAGGAACACCACATCCTGTAAGAAATCTTGTGGTACACGCACTACCTCCACCTATACCAACTTTAACAATATCAACCCCACCATATATTATTAGTTCTTGTGTAGATGAAGTATTGGTAACATTTCCAGCTATTATGATAGAATCTGGAAAATTATCTCGAACTTTCTTGCAATATTTCACAAATACATCCATGTGTCCATTTGGAACATCGATACAAATATTTGGCTGTTTATTAAGCTTTTCTTTAAGTTCTAATAAATGATTAAGATCGGCTTTTTTGTATCCTATAGAAACAAAGGTATAATCTATATTATCTGGATACTGTGTAAAATAATCATACAATTGTTGAACAGTATGGTATTTATGTAAACAGGCTATCATTCGATGTTTTGCGACAGCTTTCGCCATCTCAAATGAGCAAAAACTCATATTAGCACACATTATAGGAACGCCTGTCCAAATTCTTGGTGAATGATAGAAATAAAAAGTTCTATCTAGATTAATTTCTGATCTACTGGTCAGTGTTGATCGTTGTGGAACTATTAAAACGTCATCAAAATTTAATTTATCTTCATTTATGATTTTTTGCATTATTATTACTCAGTAAAAAAATACCATCTTTTATATGTGTCTATGTTTTCTGAGCTATTTATATGAAGCAAATAGTTCTTGATTTCTTCCCATGTAGAAAAAATCATTTGGTGAGGTATTGTTCCAAACAGCCAGTCGGGAGCATTTTGCTTACCCTGTTCCATATGAATTATGATAGGACGTTTTTGCCTATTCGCCCAAAATAATTCTTCTAGAGTTCCACAGGGATGAACATCTAGATCAAGATTGACTATGAGAAAATCGCTTCTATCAACCAAGCGTAAGTCTACAGCTCTAATAGTCTTCATCATCTGAGATAATTCATCATATCTCATTTGTTTCTTTAGCTTAGTTTTGATCATATGAGAATCATGATCTTCCATGCCAATATCTGTTGGTTTGCTAATTGGATTAAATACGACAACTCCAAGATTTTCTAAAAACGGAGTTATACTATCTCTCCAAGTAGCGCCCCTATCTGCAACGCGATCCATAGCACCGGCCAAATATACTCTCTGATTTTTAAGTCTGTTCATTTGTTGTTGTTAAAAAATAAGAATTCTAATAGATTATCACATTTCTTATATCCGCCGCCATTAGAAACATTTAGTTTGGATAGTCCATTAAATATACCAATTAAGATAGCGCAAAATACAATAAGGTCTACCATTTTATCTTTCTATTAGATGATTATATGCTACTACTCTAAAATCGCCCCAAATATCTATAATTAGATCTGAAATAAAATTCCAGTTTCCTCCAGCTATACCAACCCCCATTTTGGGACAATGTATTTCATTAGTAAAATCTGGAGCATTTTTTTGAAATTCTAATAATTTTTGCTTGACTTCATACATAGCAAAAACAAGTTGACCGTAATGTAAAGCTCTTTTTGGTTTTCTAGCTTGTGTCTGGCAAAACATATTACCTACAATAATTCTAGATTTATTTTTACTATTAACTTTTACATCTACAAAGGCTACTCTTCCTGGTTTTTTATGAGACGTAACATTTAAACTAGCTTCAACTATTGGAAATCTTCTATATAGTTCTTTTGAAAAACTACTAACATTGTCCTCTCCTATCGGACAAACATTAGGGATAAAAATATTTACAGACGAAGAAGATAGACTGATGGCAGACTCTACTGAATCGAATATATTTGCATTAACTGAATCAATACTGGGCATACTGTAGTTTGTTTTTGTTTTCATGTTAAATCTCTTTTTGCCATTTGTTTATGGGACAGTGTTGATCTGACCATGCTAATTTATTTAAGAATTTTTTCTTCTGGCTTATATTACATCCGCATTGTAGACACTGATGTCCTACTTTATCATAAAACTCACAATCCAGACAGATAGCATATCTTTTATTAATTTCTTCCTGTGTACATTTTGGTAATCCGTATCCTATATGAAAATATAATGCTTTCAGAAATCTAAAAATTTTACTTAGAGAGATCATCTTTTTTAGTTTCCTTAATTGGTATAATATTGCTATCCTTATCCAAAGAAAATATAGGCAATTCTTCGACCATTGAATTTGCATTAATCCATCTGAAAGAGCCGTCTTTTAAAGAAACACAACTTCTAGACTGTACATGTTTTCCAAGTTTAAAATCAGATGTTACAATAAAAAAACTATCATCTAATCTAAAACAATCTCCATTAGGTAAATCTTCAAGAAATTTCATTTGTAATATTCTTTCCAATACTCCCAATTCTCTTCGTCGTCAATTTCTTGTTTTTTGTTTTTAATTTCTTGTTTGATTTTTTTATATCTAGTATATTCTTCGTCATTTTCCGGCTTGCTTAAATGACGATTATTTTGTAGGTTCTGTTTTCTTTGAATTTTTCTATCTTCATTATCGCTCATCGAACATATCTCCTTGGCGCCATATTATACTACTCCGAAGGTTTTTTGTCAAGGAAAGGAATTAATTTTTGTAACTTGACAGACATGATGTTTTGATTTACTAATTATGCAGCCGGGGTGGATTATACTATTACTTCTTATTCTCTAATATCCAATCTACGAAAGAACTAACTCTTGTGTGTCCACTCTCGTCTCCGTAGTTTGAATCAGTTTTCTTATCTACTGCCATAACACAAGAATTTACTCCAGCTATTTTGTTTTCTATGAATAATCCTCCTCCACTATCTCCATTAGCTATTACAAATTCTAAATCGGTATTATCCTTCGCGTTGGGTCTTGATGCAGTGCAGACTAATAGGTGTCTATCTATAAATTCTATCTTGTTAGACCCCGCTCTCCGTTTGCCATCGCTTCCTGCTATTCCAGTTTCAAAAGTTCCATATGCTCCATACCCAGATATAGAACATATTTTTCCTACTTCGTCTTTATTGTTATATAATGGAGGATAAAATGTCAATTTAAAGGGTTTTTCTACATGACACAAAGCTATATCATAGTAACCATATCTTGCTTCCAAGAAATCTTTATGGGGTATGATATTATCAATATTGATTAAGGTATTACCCTGTATAACCTGTACTGATACGGCATGTTTGACAACATGGGCTGCTGTTAATATCCAATTATCATCTAATGCTGTTGCCGAAGCATAATATACTAAACCTTTATCTGTTACGCATTTTATTTTTAAAACATAATTAAATTCTGATCCATAACTAATATATTGCTCATCACTTTTTTCTGGATTTCTAGTCCCTGCGAAAGAAGTGGTACATAGAATAGCTAAGATTAATATTAAGATATGTTTCATAAAATATCTCCCCCATATAATACACATCAATAATATTTTCTATTTCTTATTTTATCTTGCATTATAGAGCATTCATTAATAACATTTGAATTCCAACTTTTGTAATTCATATAATGGCCAATTAGTAAATGGCAATTTTTATCACATAATGTAATTAAATTTGTTGGATCTAGTTCAAGTTCTGGATTAACATGTACTGGTATTATGTGATGAACTTCTAGATTCTTCGTATTGCCGCAGAATTGACAGCTATTTTGTTTTTCAAGATGTTTTTTTCTTACCTGAGACCACTTAGGTGATCTTATGGCAAATCTAATTTTTCTAAGAAAACTGAACATTATAAAATCTTTGATGCAATTAAGCATCCTTTTGCTACCGCGTGTAATGGATCCGAAGCATGTCTGACTACTTTAATTGATAGTGGAAAATTGTTATCTTCTAATTTTTTCTTAAATATTTCTACATAACCATCTGCTTGTGATGTTCCACCAGCTATTACTATAGAAAGTGGATTTTTAAACTTGGGAAGAGATTTATGGTTGGTTAATGCAGATGATAATTGTTTTGTTGTATAGTCTATCAATCTTTCATAGTATGCTGATACAGCAGCTAATATAGGATTATCATTATGTTCACCGATAGTAAAACCGCCACCCTCCTTCTCTACTTGAACAACACTATCTGGTTCGCCTGTGGCTACAGCACTCATCCTATCAATCCAGTCTCCAGATTTTGTTGTACTAAATACAACTGTTGGTTCTCCATTTAACATAACGCAAACATTCGTCATACCAGCACCACAACTAACACCTATTCCTGTATAATCATCGTTATCTAGTTCTGCATAACACAAAGCTTCTGCTTCATTTATAGATCTTGCATTATATCCACATTCAAATAAAATTGTTTTTACAATATCTTCATGATATCCAACATCAAAATCATCATCTTCTTGATCTACTGGTTGAGCCGGTACACAGAATACTAGGTTCTCGCCCTCATGGTCGGCCTTGCCAGCCACTTCTTTTAAAATAAAGGCCAGTACCCGCTTGGCATCTTTCTCTTTAGCAGAAACGACACCACGAAACATTGGTCTTTTTGCCGTATCATTTCTTTCTATAGCTTTTTCTATAGCATCTTTACCAAGAAGAATAAACGATCCATCAGTATCTTTGATGAATACTTTACCAGCAAGACCTTTTTCTATCATCTTTGTGGCTACTGGTGTTGTTGGCTTAATAACATAAAAAGCATCTCTAAATTCTTTATAGATAATATTATCTTTTTTTTCGTCAGACAGAACGATATAGGATGTTCCTACGTCTAAGCCTTTAGCCATAATTTCACCTTTTTAAGTTTTTTAGTTTATCAATAGATGTTTGTATATCACTTGTAGTAGTTTTTTCCTCTGCAATATTAGCATACTTTTTCTCTAATCCTTCTGTTTTTATATCCCCGACAAATTTAGTCTCATCAATTGATATTGATTTTTTGACCTCTTTATCAAAAAATGATGAGGGTTTTTTACTTATTGGACTATTATTATATACACCTACATTAGACCATAATCTACCTATAATTAGGCCTAATATAAATACTATAACATAAGATACAATTAGTATTCCTATGCCCACTATAAAAACAATATCTCTATCGGAAATCACATTTGGACCCCTAAAAATGCTTGACTATTATCAATCTACAAGATCGAACTTGCCAAGCACTCTTCCTTTTTGAGTACGTATTACATACCCCATACGAATCAGAAAGGGTTCAATGCTATTCTCTATTGTTTCTATAGCAATACCAGTGAGAGATGATATACTCTTAAGTCCAATAGGATTATGCTTATTTTTAGACAGTATTTCTAGATACATTCTGTCATAAAGATCTAATCCATTGCTATCAATTCCCTGACTCTTAAATACTTCATTAATGTCCGGACTTTGATTATTATGAAAATTACTAAAACTTTTATACCACATTAATCTAGCATTTAGAATTCTTGGAGTACCTTTGCTTCTTTTAGCAATTTGAGTTAGATCTTCTTCGCTAATATTTAAACCCATCTTACCAGCGTTCAATCCTGCTAGTTTAGCTAACTCATCTGTGGAATAAAAAGAAAGATGTTCTTTAATTGTAAACCTATCATAAAAAGGTTGACTTAATGAGCCACCACTAGTTGTTGCTCCAATCATAGTAAATGTTGGTAGTTCAATACTTTCTGGTTTTTCTTTATCATCATCATCTTTGACAAGAATACTAAGAACAAAATCCTCCATAACGGGATATAGGAATTCTTCGACTAGTTTTGGTAGTCTGTGTATCTCGTCAATAAATAAAACGGATCTTGGTTCTAAACCCATTAGATACGGAAGAATATTTTTTACGCTTCGTACATTAGCTCCGTTGATGGTATATAGATTCACACCCATCTCTGTGGCTATAGCACCCGCTATAGTGGTCTTACCAAGGCCAGGAGGGCCGTCTATTAAAACATGAGGCATCGCAGTCGATGAGTTTTTATAACCTGCAACCACGATGCGTAGTCTATCCACAACTTCTTTCTGACCAATCACATCACTAAATTTTGACGGTCTAATTGCATTAGCCATTTAATTCTCCAATTTTGCTATAGCTTTCTTAACCAATAAAGAACTATTACTAGTCTGAAAAACAGAATACGCTTCTGTTAACATTATTTTCGCTTCAGATTTTGTAAATCCAAGTCCAACTAAGATTCTAGTTGATTTTTCTAGAAGATCAACAGGAATTTCTACAGTGTTAACAACAGAGGGTTGTGGAACACAATTATTTATCTGAGATTTATTTTGTTGTATTTTGTTTGTTTGCGAACATTGCTTTTTATGCTTAAAAATTAATTTGCAATCGATTAATCTCTTAACAGTAAAAGTCATTCCGCAGTCACAGACACATATAAAGCCTTTAGTTCTAGCCTCTTTAAAAGATAGCCAGTGATCGAGAGCACAATTAGGACATCTATATTGAAGATGTCCATCAATATCAATCGGTTTCAGGTTTTTGTTTTTTATTTTCTTCAGCATCTTCTTTTACCCAAAAAATAAAGTCATTAGTTTCTGCGTCATATGCGGTGTCCAACATTCCTTTATTAACCAAATTGTTCAAGAGATTGCTTATCATTCTGCTATTAAATGATTCAATCATGCTCATATATTTTTTATCTGTGATTAAATACCTAATAATTTTTTTTGTTTTATGTTTTTGCTTTAGAAGGTACTCCGTAGCTATAATTTTACACTCGTCCTGAGAAAGAATCAAGTTGAGTTCTCCGATCTCCTCACTATCTAGCTCGTCTAAGGTATATGCTAATTCGTCTAATTTTTTTTCGTTTGTTTCGCCAAAGCTATCGAACACAAGTATTCTAGTCGATTCAATAAACTTTTCTATATCATCAATTATAAACCATTGTGGTTTTGACATTTAATTACCTTTCAAGTTGCTTTGGCAGCATGGATGTTTGCTAAGAGTTTTTTCAAAGCCTAATTCAGCTTTTAATGACATTTTATGAAATGTTATGATAAACTTTACGTTATTAGAATCATCAGTCATTTTGGACCATTCTATTCTACGGCATTGGCACATATTAGTTGCTAAATCCCAAGCTAAAAATGGTGTTTCGCTAATAGCTCCAAGTACCATAGCTATATATAGGAAAAATGCTGGTATCATAATTAGTTCAGTATATCGAACAATCCTTTATAGTAGTGCGGCTGTTTTAAAAAATGAACTGCATTTGATTGTAAATGAGATCTATACATTTGGTCTATAGGATCAATTACAAAATATTTCTTTTTCCAAATTTGTTGTCCTTGATAATTGGACCCCAAATACTGGTAGGAGCTATCCTTTTCAGTATTGGGATTCCAACTATTCACAGGAATCGACTTGTAGGGAAAACCATCCACAAACTTAGGAGCAATATACCACACATTTGATGGATATTCAACTATATCATTCAAAGCATCCATTAAAAACTTTCCCCAAGCATCCCAAGCAGTAGGATCAAACTTGAAGTATTTTTTATAATGACTCTCTAAATTATCCTGACTATTATCGTCGTCGTAGTTGTCATCTTCATAATCTTCGTGCATAGTATTTACCTATAGGTATATCTATTTTGAGAAGTTACATTCTTACGATTGCGTCCTCTACGACCTTTAAATCCTAATCTCTTTATGATATTATTAATCGTTTGGCGACTAAGATAGTACTTATTACCATAAAACTTGTTTTGTTCAAAATAATAATAAAGACCTTTTGCTGATCCTAGCTCGCTCATCAATTCAATAAACTTTTTCTTTGCTTCTTCATCAGACAATAAAAGTTGTAAAAGAGGATTAATATGTCTACCCATTTGTTTTCTCCTTATTTTTATGTGGTTGTGTCAAAGGGTATGGAATTTCCAATACCCCTGACACGGAACCCTCATCCGATACAAAACTTATCGCTAATTTTAGAGGCTAGTTCTTTAGCGGCGTTAGACAGGAATCTGTTGTTGCTAAAGTAGAGCGGCGTTGAGACTTGATTAAGGAACTCCACGACCGTCTTTAAAAGCTTGGTCTGCTGACCATCAAGACTCATATCCTCGTCATCTGGAGCCATTCTATCTTCTACCAGAGCATCTCCTTCTTCGTCTGTTGGAACCACTGGCATGGGATCACCATAAGTCTTTTGTTGACCAACAGTACCATAGATACCACCAGAACCACCAGAATAAGAAGCATAAACAGCTTTTACACTATCTGTACCAGTATTATAATTCTCAGGATCAGCAACCCTCATCTGATTCAGAATATCTGTGGCGACACTAACTGATACCGGAACACCAGTAATATCAGACTGCTTATATGCCTTGGCATAGCCCTTGTACCATTCGTCGCTGCATTTATCGGCAATGATCTGTAAGGTAGCTGGTTGACCAGTAAGAGCAGACTTTAGATCAGCAACATTAACTGGTTGACCAGTGCTACCGGGAAGCAGGCTAGTAAAATAAGGAGCCTTCTTTTCCCACTCCTTACGCCACCAAGTATAAGGAACACGATAAATTTGATTGGGCTTGATAGCTCTCGGATCACCACCAAAGTAGTTCACCAGCTTTTTCTGCAAGCCATTCCAGAAAGTCTTATTTGATCCAACAATATTCCGTGAAGCATCATCAAAAATCCAGTAGCACTGATAACCATTACGAGTATCAACTACCCAGCTTGGCTTAACAGGAAACTCATTGATCTTCTTTAGAAACTTTTTCTTATGTTGCATAACAACACTAGGCTTAAAATAAGTGCCATCGGTATTTCTGCCAGCGTCCATATCACAGAAGCAGCAAGTAAATTGCTTGATAGCATAAAGCTTGCGACCGCCATTAACATAGAAATAAGCATCAGAATGATTATTGATATTTGCTTCAAGCATCTCATTAAGATCATTAGTATGACTCATACTACTAATCTTTTTACGAGGATTACCATTGTAAATAAAGATATGATTTTGGTTAAATGAATTCAAAAATCTTTTTCTATTCTGAGCATTTCCGTTAGCATGAACATTGTTGTCCTTATCAAACGGATTAAATCCAATATTATCACTAAACATTTGTTTTCCTTTTTTCAACTTCCTACCTACAGTTTTGATATTGGGACAGTAAACACTACCATCAAAAGCAATATCCTAAAAGATGGTAACGGAATCGAACCGTTATTGCACGATAGCAGAAACTATATAGGTGCTATCTTACAAGTTACCAAACACCACCTTGACTATTTACCTATAGTAACCATTGTTGTCAACATCTTCGTCATCCATCTCATCTTCATCGTCCTCATCTTCTTCGTCAAACTGATCCCAATAGCTCTCGGCAAAATCATTCAGATAGTCATCGTCGCTATCGTCCTCGTAATCATCCTGACTAAAATCAGCCTTGTAAAGAGGCTTGATAAGTTCACCAGCATACTCACCAACCACTTCATAGCGGCAAGTACGGAGCTTTTCGTAGTTGCAATCACTAGGAACACTCACAACATCCTTGGGATTAATCTTGACGATTACGATACGGTCGCCAGCCTCCAGACTACCATAGCCAGCGACATAATTCAATGCCCCAGCATGAAGTCCATTAGAACAACCACGACCACGATCATCGTCAACCTTAGATCGTGTCATCTCGCAGACATTACCAACGCTGTTGTCAAAAACTCCCCTATACTTATCCCTAAAGTCTGAACGAACAGCCTTATAAGCAAGGAAATAACCATCCTCAGTAATCGGAAGATGCTCATGCTCCAAGAAATCATACAGTTCCTTCTGGCTTTGCATACTTGGATTCTCCATGAGATTATTCAGGAAATTAACAAGGGGCTGGAAAGGCAGTCCTTTGCTCATAAACTCCAGAATTCTCTTACTAATACTACCATGAACTTCCTCGCCCTCGTAGAGAACCTGTCCATTCTTAATCTCCACAAGACCATCGCTGAAAGTAGCAACAGCCTTTTGAACATCAACAACTTCCAACAGTTCCTCTGCCGTAGCAGTAGGAAGTCTTTCCAGAATCAACTTATAGTTGATATGATCTGGCAACACCTGATAACTCTGGTTATTAAGAACCAGCGTCAAATTACCATCCACAAACATAAACGGAACAGCCATAATCCAAACTCCTAATACTTTTAGTTACGATACCTGTGATACTGTCATTTTACACTAATCGGCAAGCTTGTCAAGGGGTCTTGAGAAATTTCTGACTACTTGATCAAACTACTCAACTGAATCTTAAATAGGTCAATATTTTCCTGGCTCAT